CCATCACAACCGTCAAAAACTTATTTTACGGACTTTGCAGGTGGCGGTGTTCTCTATATAGGCGCATCATACAAGTGGCACATTTTTACTTCATCAGGTTTTTGGGTTGCACCTGTAACGAACGCTGATGTCATTGTTGTCGCAGGCGGTGGGGGAACGGGCAGGGGATACGGTGGTGGTGGCGGTGCAGGTGGTGTTCGTAACCTAATTGCATCTACTTTTACTGTTGGTGCTTCTTATACGGTGACTGTTGGTGCTGCAGGTACTTCGGTTGCTGCAACTAGTGGTCAGACTGCAGGTGGGAACTCATCTATCGTTACCTTAAGTGGCACTGTTTCTGCTACTGGTGGTGGGCGAGGTGCTAGTACTGCTGCTGCTGCAACAAACGGTGGATCAGGTGGTGGCGCAGGAGTTGGATACGCAACTGCTGGAACAGGTAACGCAGGTGGGTACTCGCCAGTAGAGGGTTACAATGGTGGCGCACAACGCAACGATTACCTCGGTGGTGGTGGTGGTGGTGGTGGTGCTAGTCAAGTTGGGGGGTCTGCTCTTATTGAGTGGATGGGTGGCGCTGATTATCGCAACACTTCGGGATTTGGTGGGTTAGGTGTCGCATTACCAAATGATTGCAGTGATGCACCAATCTTTGACAACTTACGAGTAACAGCATGGGGAAGCATTTATGTGTCAAGCGTTCAGTTAGCAAACCTATATGTTGGCACTGGTGGATGCGGTGGCTCTTATGGTGGTTGTTACACAAGAGGAACAACGGGTGCTGGTGGATTCGCAAGCAGCATTTCAGGTACATACAATGATGGAAGCACAAGCGCAAGAAGTTATGGCTGTGGTGGTGCAAGCACTGATGCACGACCAAGCGAAGCAAAAGGTGGAATCGTTATCGTGAGGTACGCATTGTGAGAGAAGTAAATGTTGAGTACGCTACCGATTGGGCGCAAGTAGATAGCACGGGTAAAGTGGTCAATGTTATTAGCGCTGTGCGTGAACAGATTGAAGCACGAATCGGTGACGGTTTTGTTTATGTTGAAGGTTCTGATGAGCGCCCTGCAGTGATGGGTGGCTCGTACCATGCTGACACAGATACTTTCTCACCTGCTGCACCTTTTGATTCTTGGATTTGGCACGAGGCTTCACGCACTTGGAAACCACCTACAGCAAAACCAAGTGACGAAACTTGGACACAAACATTTTTAGACGGGTTTGAGACAGAGCGTGAGCGGTGGGTTTGGAATGAAATCACCTTGTCTTGGGTTGATACAAAACCTGCGTGAAACTCCACTTCCTTAGTGGACTTCCTAGAAGTGGCAGCACATTACTAACAACTTTGCTCTATCAAAATCCGTTGATACATACTGAAGGTGTATCGGCTTTATGTGATCTGATGTGGAACGCACAACGCTCTTTAGATTGTGACGCAATCAAGTCGGCACACAAACAACAGATAGCCGAAAACATTGTGACCAGTTTGCCTGCAATGTATTACAGCAACACGACTCGCCCGATAGTGATTGATAAGTGTCGTGCTTGGACTTTGCCACTCAATGTAAAGATGTTGAAACACTATTACACTCCAAAGATTATCTGCTGCGTAAGAGACATTGATGAAGTAGTCCAGTCGTTTGTGTCTTTGTTTGAGCGCAACGGGCGCAACGATTTCTTTGGCTCACCGTTTGAAAGTGAACTGCAAATGGCGCAGGCAGGTTTGAAGTCAGCTATTGAAAGCAACGACACCGACACTTTCTTATTGGTTGATTACAACGATTTGATTGGCGATACTCAAAGGGAGTTAGATCGTATCTATAAGTTTTTAGGTATGAAATCATTTCAACACGATCTGGCTAATATCGTCACTATGAACCCTGTAAAAGATTCTGTCTATGGGCTAGAAGGTATGCATTATGTTAGGAACACGATAGGCAAACGAGATGAGAGTTAGTCGTTGGATCATATTTCTGCCTGTAGCACTGTTTGCCCTGTTTGCACCACAGCCTGCACAGGCATCACAAACAGGGCTGCTAGTTCGTGGCTATCAGATCACGGAGATACCGCCAACAAAATCTGATCTTGCTTACCCGTTGTGCGGTAGCTCTGTTGAACCGTTTATCAATGCGACTTGGGATTATGAGCAGAACTTGTTTGGTGATTGCGGTTGGGATTCGTTTATGTTGCACTACACGGGTTATCTGCAGATCCCAGAGCATGAAACGATTGAGTTTTGGATTGCGTCAGATGATGGTGGAACAATCCAGATCGGATCACAAGAGTTTGGTGTCTGGCAGGATCAGGGATGTTCAGCTACCGAAACTGGTTTGATTGATATAGCTGCGGGAACTCAACCCGTTGATGCTTGGTTTTATGAGAACGGTGGCGGAACTTGCTTCATGCTCGCATGGAACATTGACAGCACTGGTTGGGCGATTGTGCAACCAGAGTTTTTTACTTCTGAACCGTTGGCTTCTGCGACAACTTCCACGCTTGAAACGACAACCACAGCACCAAGTACCACGACAACGGAGATGCCAGCAAGCACAACAACAGCAACTTCATCTATTCCTCCATCAACCGTTGTAGTAACCACAACGGAATTACCACAAACAACAACAACAGCCCAACAAACAACTTCATCTGTTCAGGTTACTTCCGCACCAGAGATCTACCTATTGCCAACCCAAACCACAGAGCTACCCACGATCCCCACGACCATCCCGATACCCACCACAACAGAACCGACAACAACAACATCATTGGAACAGGCTACAACCGTGTTTCTCCCCGCCATCACAATCTCCCCAGAGCCACCTGTAAGCCTCCCTGTTGAGCTTGATCCTCCAGATACGGTGCAAGCCCCATCTCCAACATTTGTGCTCTCTGAGGATGCCCCAAACGAACCGTTATCCCCAGCGCAGTTTGTAGAGGCTCTGTCCGTTTTGGCTGAGGCAGAAACCCCAGAGGAGGTGCAGGCGGTGGTTGAGCAAATATTGAAAGCCGATCTCAACAGCGATCAAGCAGAGCAGCTAGTCGCTTCTGTTGATGTGCTCGCAGCCATCACAGGGGATCAGGCGCAACAGCTATTTGAACAGGTTGAGCCAACGCAACTGTCAGAGTCAATGGCATCCGTCATCTCTGATGCAATGAACGATCCTGCTGTTCCTACTGAGGTGAAAGAAGCGTTTGAGGAAACGCTTAACATTTTCGGTAATGACGGATTCGCAACCTATGTTCCGCTTGGATCAAATGTGAATGTTGCTGTAAGGCGCACGATTGTTGCAGGCACTACAATCCTGATGGCTTTACCTTCTCCAGTTTCTACGAGGCGCACATGAAAAAGATCCACAACTATCTGATAGAGAACGCTTGGGTGTGGGCTGGAACAGGGTTAGTGTTGCTCACTTTGTCTGGAACAACCCTGCGTCAAGCGTTGTGGATCACTTGTCTGACGGTTCTAGTACACTTCGTAGCAACAATGTTAAGGAAAGGCGATCCAGAATGAAAAAGGCTCAAGATGTCGCAGGCAGAATTATTGCGTTATTTCTTACTAATGCGTTGGGTGTGATCACGGGTGCGTCTGTTATCGCACCAGAGTTGGAACTGTGGAAGGCTGCAGCGTTAGCTGGTGCTGTATCGGTGTTCAAAGTTGCCGAATCGTTGGCTAGGGCTTCTGTTGATGGGAAACTTACTGCTGATGAAATTGACGCAGCGTTCGGGGCAACACCGAAAAAGATCGCAGCTAAGAAAGCTGCAAAATGAAACGCCCATACACGGGCAACAAAGATGGTGCTGCAGCAGGTGAGCATCCACAGCTAACCGCACTGATGAAAGAGTTGTTCAAGGCTTACAGTCCTGCGCTCTGGAATAACGGTTCGTGGGGCGTTCGCAATATGCGTGGCAAAGAATCGCTTTCTGTTCACGCAACAGGGAGAGCGTGCGACATTTCATGGCGCAACATGGGTGACGGAAAGCGGGGTGCTGCTAAAGGCGGGCGCAAATACGCTGTAGCTGCAATGGATTATCTTGTGAAGCACGCTGACGAGTTGGGTGTTGAGATGATCATTGACTATTTCCCTGCACCACACGGCAGAGCTGCGAAATGTGACAGGGATATGGCATGGCAAAAGTACACAAAGGAGACAGTTCATGGCGCACCAAACGGGGATTGGTTTCACATTGAAGTTGATGGCAAGAAATCGTCTGAGCAGATTAAGGCTGTTTTTATGGGGAATCCACCTGCGCAAGTGGTTGTAGGTGCATAAGTGGATGCTGGTCTTGCTGCCATAGTTGTTGCGTGTATCACAACGGTTGGTGGCATTGTTGCAGGTTTCATGCAATCATTTAAGAAGGAAGCGAAGGATGCCAGACGGGAGAACCGTGAGGATCATGCTGTTGTGCAGATGCAGCTACGGATGATCTACAAGGGTTTGAACAAGGTGGATGACAAGCTAGAACATCACATCCAAGATCACAGGGAAGTTGGGAATGGGAAAACTGTTACAGCAGATAGAGGCAACGCCAGTTAATACTGGTGGGAAACAATCATCCGTTGATTTGGCGATTCAATCAATGCAGGGGGAGGACAGAGAGGACTTGGTGTGCGCTTTGCGCAACATCACAATCTCCCCTACTGTCATATCGGAGGTGCTGCAGATCAACGGTCACGAAGTCACACGCCACGCAATCCAGCGTTGGCGAAACAGAGAGGGTATCTGATGAGCTTGGGCGATCAAATCAATGAGGCGTTAGAGGCTGAGAACAACGGAGAGCTGCTGAGGTTGCGCAAACAGCGTGACAGCTATGCAAACCAGAATGTGCGACTGCAAACGAAACTGGATGAGCTAGAGCGTGCGCTGTCTGTTGTTGATCAGGTAGATGGTCTGACTGTTCAGCCTCCAGTGTGGCTTGCACCAGCGAAACCGAAAACCCATGCAGCAACGCTCGTTGTCATGCTGTCGGACACACACTTTGACGAGGTGGTGAACCCAGATGAAATGGAGGGGCTAAACGCCTACAACCGTGAAATCGCAATGATGCGCCTAGAGAAGTGGACACAGAATGTAATCAAGATGGCACGCCACTATCTATCGGGTGTGAACTATGACGGTGTTGTTTTGATCTTGGGCGGTGACATTTTCTCTGGCGATATCCACGAGGAACTAGCTCTGACTAACGAGGACACCATGATTGGATCGTTGCTGTTTTGGGCTGAACAGGTTTCGGCTGCAGTTGAGCTACTGGCAACAGAGTTCAAGAAATGCCATGTTGTTTCTGTTGTTGGCAATCATGGGCGAACGACACGCAAGCCACGCATGAAGCAGCGTGTGAAAACAAACTTTGATTGGCTGCTTGCGAAAATGGTTGAACGGAGTTTCACGAAAGATAAACGGGTCACATTCACGATCCCAGAGTCAGCTGATGCGCTTGTTCAAATTTATGATTACGGGCATTTGATAACGCACGGTGATCAGGTTTCTGGCGGTGGTGGTATCGGTGGTATCTACCCGCCGATTATGCGAATGCGTGCGAGAAAACATGCACGGTACATGGTGACAGGGAAATCATTTCAAACATTGTGGCTTGGTCACTGGCATCAGTACATCAGTACGCCATCAATGGTTGTGAACGGATCGCTGAAAGGATATGACGAGTATGCAATGTTGATGGGTTTCGGGCATGAGCCACCACAACAGGCGTTAGGAATTGTTACCCCTGAACGCAACCTCACGATTCAAGCACCAGTGTTCTGTATGGATCGCAAGAAGGAAGGCTGGTGAGTTGTGGCAACATTTGTGGAGATCGTCTGGCATGATGCGCACGCAGACACAAACACTTGGATTGAGAAAGACGAAATAGACCCTAATCCTTGTGTGGTTGTTTCATGCGGGATTTTGCTTCCAGAAACTAAAGCTGATCATATTGTTCTGTCGCAATCGTTGAACAGCTATGAGCAGTACGATTGTGTGCTTTCTGTTCCTGTAGCTATGGTTCAGTCAATGCGTGTGTTGGGGAGTGGACTGGATGCGACAGAGCATCTAGGGTGATCCTGCTCGTGATGTTCTCCTTCTCCGTCACGGGCTTGGTTGAGTAGCCCTGCCCCCTAGTACGGGGTGGGGCTTCTCCCAAACCCATACCTAGTCAGGGTTTCCCTGATTTGCAATCTTTGGGCGGATTGCCTATTCTTGATTCATGGGGATCTACCCCTAGCTCAAGAGGAGGGCGCAAGATGGAAGCAGAGATGAGGTTCGTAGGAACTTTCGGAAGTCAAGTCACATTGGAACTTGCTGGTTGTCCAGAGGATGGTGGCAAGTGGGCTTTGTATTGCGAGCATGAAAACGGCGTTGGCATTTTGCAGGACACAAATCGCAAGCGTCTAAGCGCATGGGGTTCACATTCAGATGAATGGTGTCCTCTTTGCCAAGACATTGCGTTGGAGGTGAAGTGATGAGCGAACAAAGCATGTTGATCACAAACCATTTCCTGATTGCGATTGAGCCAACATCAGAGGATCATCCAGCTGGTTGTGGCTGCGAGGATGTGCAGCGACACACCTATCTCGCTGCAATCAGGCGTGGGCAGGAAATGAAAAGCGGAGTCAAGATCTCTGATCTAACCGTAGAGGAACTAGACGCTCTGATAAACGAATGCACGGATCAGATCTACTTTCATAGTCCAAGCCATGTTGATTCAGATGAGTTTCACGGATTCAAGAATGCCTACTATGGCATGAAGCGACTGCTAACGAAACTACAGCAGGCTAGAGCTGCTGCCTGATGCGCAGAGAGAATGAGCTGCGCTGGATCTGCCCCGATTGCGGGAACAGGATCACAACATTCGTGAAAGTCAGCGAGCCTCCAGTATGCAGCAGGCATCTCAAGCCTGTGCGCATGGCTGAGGCGCACAAGATCAAATGGGGAGAGTGCAGCTAACTGTGCAACACCCTTCCGATAGACCAAGATCAAACAACAAACAGAGGAGAGAAAATGCAAGTGATACCGAAAGCTAGGCACGGAAGTAAAGATTGGTTGCTGGCACGCTGGAAGGATGAGCAGGGGCGTTGTGTCTTTGGTGCATCAGATGTGCCAGCGTTGATGGGCGCAAGCCCGTACAAGACCAGAGGCGAGCTGTTCGCAGACAAAGTGAACGAGCCTGTAGAGCAAGAGGAGACAGCGGTGTTCAGGCGGGGCAACCTGTTAGAGAAACCGTTGCTAGAGGAAGCGTCTCGCATACTTGGCACAAACATATTTACGCCAGATGTGATCTACCGTGATGGGCGTTTATCAATCAGCCTTGATGGTGTGGATAACGAGCTGCAGCCAAGCGTGGTGGTAGAGGCTAAGACCTCAACCCGCTACAGCATCTACAACGCTGAGGATCTCCCTGATGAATGGTGTTGGCAGGGATGGGCGCAGATGGCTGTGCTTCAAGTGCCTGTCTGGTTCGTTGTGCTGGATCGTGACCAGCGCATATCTGTTGTAGAGCTACCCGCTAATCCCGAAGCGATCCAAGCGTTGCAGCTAGAGACTTCGGTGTTCGGCGGTTGGGTTGATGGTGATGGGATGGATGAGGACATAAACAATTTCAGTGCTGCTGATATCGCACGCATATGGAAGCCAACGCCGACAAGTGTTGAGTTGCCTGTGAGTGCTGTTGATTGGGCGTTGCAGCTAGAGGAAGCGAGAGCTATGGCTAAGCAGGCTGCTGATCTGGAGAGCAAGGCGAAGGATGCGCTTGCTCAAATGATGTTGGGTAACGAGATCGGCACTGTTGATGGCGTTCAGCTCGTTAGTTGGAAACAGCAAGCGGGCAAGGCATCATTGGATACAAAGCAGTTGCGTTCAGATCATCCAGAGCTAGTACAGCAGTATGAGAAACAGGGCGCACCATTCCGTGTGATGCGTGTAACGAAAGGCAAAGCAAAGTGATTTTCGGCTATCCAACAATGGCGAAGTTCAATGCTTACGATTTCAAAAATCTTGAAGTTCGTGATTATTGGCACGATACATACAGCAATGCAGTTATTCATTCAAAGTCATTAAATGCCAATGATCACATTGTTATTGGCACAATAGTTGTTGTTGAAGTTCAACCATAAAGAAAGAAGGAAAGCAAATGAGTGAGGAAATTAACACGGTGCTGCTGCGTGCAGTACTTGATCAGTATGCGACACCAGATCCAAAGATTGTGGGGACTATCCCACGCAACGGAATCAATTTGGCGTATGTCAGTCACGCTGATATCACACGCATCTTGATTGAAGTTGATCCAGCATGGTCTTGGCAACCTATGGAATGGGTGAATGGCAGACCTGCAATCAATGTTGAGAATGGCACAGCAACAATGTGGGGAACGCTCACACTGCTTGGCAAGTCAATGCTTGGTGTTGGTTCAGTTCGTGCTGACAAACAGGATCTTGATAAAGAATTGGTTGGAGACTTTTTGCGCAACGCAGCAATGCGGTTTGGAATTGCATTGTCGCTTTGGTCTAAGCAGGACTGGTCTGATAACACAACGATCATCAGCCTCCCTGCAGCGCAGGCAAAGCGTGCTGAGGAAGCGAAGCCGTATGTAGGCAATCATCCTGCGAAAGGTGTGCCATCTCCGAAAGTAGTGCGTGAGTTCGTTCAGGAAACTGAGCCGACACCAGATGAAATGGCAGAGATAGCTGCACAGTTCAACGCCACGATTGTTGAGAACATCACGCCCATAACAAAGCCTGTTGCTTCGTCTAGTGGCAAAGCGAGCGACAAACAGAAGGGTTTGATTAGCAAACTTGCAAAAGAAAAAGTGAACGGAGATTGTGTTCCGTTGATGCAAGAGCTGTTCAACAAGTCTGCTGTTGGCGATCTGACCAGCAAAGAAGCGTCAGGGTTGATCAAACAACTGATGGAGATGCGCTAGTGGTGACGATAGATGCGAGTCAGGCAACAGCGTTGATGGAAGTTGTTGCTGCAGCTCGCATTGTTGTCATGCTTGATGGAACAGATCGGTGTTCGCTGTTAGAGCTGCGTGAAGCGTTGATGGCATACGATCAGTCCACTGGCAAGGTTTCGTGAGGCGTGATCATTGGAGGGAGGATGCGTTGTGCGTAGGGCAGCCATTAGAGGTGTTCTTTGCAACGCAAACTCTCGCTGAGGATCGTTGGGATGCAGCGAAAGCTGTGTGCAACAAGTGCACGGTGAAACGGCAGTGTTTGAAACTGGTTATTAAGTTGCCAGAGGATGATGACAGGTGGGGTGTGTTTGGTGGGCTATCACCTGCAGATAGGCGTGTGTTGCGTGATGACATAAAGCGAGGTATCAAGGATGCGTTGTAAATGCACATTCAAAAGAATATTGAACGAAACCATTTGTGATGAGGGAGATGATGATGAGTGAGGAAATGAAGTTAGAACGAACAGAGGTTGCCAATGATGCGCTGGATTTTCTTTTGGCAAGGCTGCAGACAGAGATTGATGAGCTGGATCAACGGCTTGAAACTTTGTTTGAGAACATCAACGAGCTGCAAAAGAGGAACAGTGGGTAGGCGATATGATGTGCGCACATTTCCTGCGAAAGCGTTGGTGCACAAGTTTGAGCCAAACACCAGCGTCATAACTATTGCGCAGGCGTTAGACATGAAACGATCAACAGTGTACAAATGGTTTCAGAATGACACCATGATTACTCAGTGGGCTGCTGATCGCTATGCAATCAAGTTGGGAATGCATCCCTCAGAGGTTTGGCTTGATTGGTTCGCTCTGGAGGCTGTCTGATGGGGCAAATAATCATTGGTGCGCTTCTAGCGTGGCTTTCTGGAGTTTTGAGTGTGATTGCATACGCCAACTTTGCCGACTGGATGGATGATCGTGACTGACTGGAAGAAAATTGCTGGTCATTTGTATGACGAGCTGCGTGTGCATGGCATATCTGAATGCGTGTTCAATCATAAAGGTTTGTGCGGGTGCGAAGTAAATGATTGTATCAAAGACTTTGAAAGAGCAGATGAAACAGATGGATGAACGCAAAGGCGAATGTCAGGGCAATCAAGAGAAGTGCAACCTAGATGGATGCCCCAAGTTCGGCACGCTAGGCGTGGCAGGGCGTGACGGGAAACGGCGTATCAAAGGCTGCAGTGATCCTGCTGCGAGAGGGAAGCGGTCTAGGCGCAAGGGTTTGAACAAGCAGCGCACAGCTCGCAAACGGCTAGGTGTTGCGCCTTCACATAAGTTTGGTGATGGCAACGAGGAACGCTGGAATGATGCGCTGTTCGCTAACGAGGTAAAAGCGGGGAAGCAGATTCAGCCTGCTGTGAACGCATGGATGCGCATAGAGGCGCAGGTGAAATCAAATGAGGCTGACTTTGGATCTAGGCGCAAGCCTGCCAGAGCTGTGTTGATGCCTGATGATTGGGGCAAGGAGGGGCTGGTCATGATCCGTTTGAGCACATGGGAGGAACTGGTTGCCCCTGCTATGCAGGCGTTCTATGAGTCGGCAGATGAGTAAGCCGTTTGATGTAGCTCTGTATGACGAGGATGATGATGCGAAGTTTCTTGTTATCAGATGGCTAGAGGCTCGTGGTCATGAGATAGCTGTGAACCCTGATCAGTATGGGATTGATTTGTTGGGTAGCTGGAGGCAACGAAAGTATGCGTGGGAAGTTGAAGTCAAACATAACTGGCGTGGGTTTGATTTCCCGTTTGATTCTGTTCACTATTCTGTTCGCAAACGCAAGTTCATTGATCCTGATGTGCACACATATTTCGTGACATTGAACCATGAACGCACACGCCTGCTCGCTGTCAGTGGTAAAGATGTGATGGAGGCGAGGATTATCCAGAAATCAACTATTTATACGCAGGACGAATGGTTCATGGAAATCCCGATTCGCAGGGCTATATTTGTTGATCTTGAAAAGGAGGGGTTGTGACACCAATGCAAATTGAGGGGATGGTGGACAGAATATGCGGATTGTTCCCAACAACGCAGATCGGGCGCAACACTGTCAAGAACGCATGGACTGTAGATGACTTCCTGTTGGATGCTGATGTTGATGAGGCACGCAAAGTAACCGACTGGATCAAAGCAAACAGCGACAAGTTTCCCGCTTCGCTTAGAGAGCTGCACAACATCTTCCGCAAGGTGCGTGGCTTGGGATCAAAGAACCAGCCGATTGAAACGAAGTGCGATATATGTAACGGGATGCTTTGGGATGACGGTATTCGTTATTCGGAAGCTGGTCAGCGCATAAGCGAACAGTATGAGATAGAGGAAAACGGGCATACATACAAAGTTGTTCGCCCCTGCCCGAACTGCAGAGGATCAGACTGGCGGATGCCAGAGAGCTAAAGGTTTCTACAATCGGCTAGTTGCATGACCTCCACTGTTGCAAGGTGAGTGGGTAACACACGGAAAGCGTGGGTAGATTGCGCTGCACTGAATTATGAAAGACGAGATGATTTGGTCAATAGCGTGAGGCACTGTGCGTTTGTAATTGGTTGTTGGAGTGAGGCATCCCAACGGGGGGCATTACATCTCTAGGTTTGCTGTGATTCAACACATACATATATGTTGTCAATCACTGCTACACTGAGAGAACACGCCGAACTGAGGCGAACTACCAGCACAGATGTTGTGCCGTGATGCTCAAAGGGGCTGCTGTAATAAAACAAAATCATTTAGTTCTATATCTATACCCAAAGTTAGAGGAGGCGAAAGTGATGTTCGGATTTATGAAAAAAGTAGTTGTAGGTGTTGTTGCGGTGCTGGCGGGTTTCGCTGGTGTTGCTCAGGCGTTGAATGTTGATGGTGGTTCTAGTTCTGTTTATATTGCGAACAGCTATGTTCCAGATCGTGTGATTGAAGTTCCGTACAAGATCAAAGCAGGCGCAAAGTGTGGTCAGTGGTGGCAAACAATGGATGATGCTGGTTGGTCTGACGCTGACATTGTGAAAGGTGATGCGATCATGTTTCGTGAGAGCAGGTGTGGTGCGGATGCTGTGAACTCTGCAGATCCGACAACTATTGGGAAACATAAAGGCTCGTTCGGCTTGTATCAAATCAACTTGTACTGGATTAAACAAACACGCTGGTATCCACAGGGGTTTCTGCAAACAAAGTTAGAGCGAAATTTAGTGCCAACAGATCTGTTGATTCCAGAAGTGAACATTGCTGCAGCGTTGGAAATCATCAAACAGAACAGAGCTGATGGCGGTTGTGGCTGGTCTGCATGGCGAGGCTGCTAGAGCCTGAAATATGCCCTGACTAGGGGCTGGAATTGCAACAAATACGGGAAACCCTGACTAGGTATGGGGTTCGTTGATTTGCAATACCCACACCGATTGGGCAAGCTTGATTCATGGGGGCAACCAGCCCCCTAGCTCAAGAGGAGGGCAAAATGAAAACCGTAGGATCGCCACACAAAACAGAAGTGCTGGCACTCATCAATTCAGTAGAGGACAGAGATGTGCAAAACGAGATGCTGGAAATCAGCAGCAAATACGCACAGGCTCTCGCAGGGCTGAGGTTAGCCAAGAACTATCTCAGCGAGATTGACGAGGAAACAGGAACAGATCACTCAGATATCTTCCGCATGATCTATGACGCAATCCATATCACCAAACACTCAGAGATCTCTTTGCTTCAGATGACGGCAGAGATCTAAGGTTGATGCAGAGGAGGATGATCATGCAAAACATTCAGAGAGAGATCAACGGAGTCAAAACATACCGCACGCCACGCAGCGAGGTCACAAAGCGTGACATAAGTTGTTGGGCATGTGCAAAGCCTGTGTCGGTTCAGACATATGTTTGCGAGAGCTGCGGGTTTGAGTTCCCAGAGGGGTTCAAGCAAAAGTGAAAACATACACACTGCAGGTTCGGGTGCGCACTAAATATGGGCAGGATTACAGCAACACTGTTCAGTATGCAACACGCAACTGGCAACAGGCATACATGAAAGCCAAAATGTTCGCAGAGAACGCACACGGTTACAACAACATCACAAACATACAAATAGAGGGGATCAAATGAGTTTGTTAGCAGCTAAAGAATGGAACAAAGTGTTCATGCAAGATGGGGTCAAGCACAGGATCAAAGTTCGTGCTCAACTGGAATCGTTGGGGCAAGCACCATACTTTTCAATCACTGGAGAAATCCAGTGGCAGGCAAAGAACAACAGATGGATGGAGGGGTCTGGCGGGTGCATCCATGATGAAATCCTGCAGCATTTCCCTCAGCTACAACTGTTAGTTGAAATGCATCTATCTGATGAGGATGGTGTTCCAATGCACGCATACGCCAACGCTGCGTATTGGGCAGGGCATACCAAGTATCAGAAGTTTGATGAGATGATGCTCGCCAAGCATCTACGGATCAGCCCGAAGCTCGCTGATGACATGATGAGCTACATCACCGAATATTGGGGTGTGCTGGATGAGATCACAACCCCTGCTATGGCATGGGAAGGCACATGTGAGGATTACGAGCTGCCTAAACAGTGGTTAGAGCAGGCAAAAGTTGCCAAGTCAATGCTCAATATCGTTCAGGCGGTATCAGCATGAGCGAGGCAACAAAGCGAACACTGGAACACATTGAACTCATAGAACATGACCTAGCACCAATGTTTGAAGTCAAACTTGTGGTGGTTGTTGAGGGATATGAAAACGAGGATGAGGGAGATCTGACAGCTGCAGGATGGTTGTTCAACTTGTTGCACCTAGCGTCAGAAGGTATGGATATCAAAACAGGCGCACGGGAGTTCATGCGCTCTATGATCTCTACAGGGGAAACTAGGGTTCATCTCTGCAAGATTGAGCAGGTGGAGGCATGAGCCAGCGAGGATTTGACGCATGGCTCACAACAGAGCCAGATCCGTTCCCAATCCACTTCAACTTTGATCCACTGTCACGCAGCTATGAATGGTGTCTGCAGCACACGGTTCAGGAAGGTAAATGTGACTCGTGCAAGTGCTCGGTTGGGCTTGTGCTGATTGAATCAGGTGAAGGTGGAACATCAGGTGAGATCATCAACTATTACCAGTTAGACGAGGATGCAGAAACTTTGTGGTGTGAGGAATGCCATGATCAGGGTTGGGGGGAGATCTAGTGAGCGATATCCCAGACTTCCAACTGTTCTCAATCGGCTTGCTGGTTCTAGGCTGCTACTTTGCTGGTTTCTACTTCGGGAAACTGAGTGGCAAACAGCAAACTGAGGCACGGCACAGAACCCAGATGAAAGCATTAGCAGCAGCTAAGAAGCGTGAAAATCCACGCCGATAGATAGGCTGTAATTCTCCTGCGGTAAGCCACGCACCTTGTCTTTCCCCCCTCTTGAGGCAAGGAACGCCCGTCTGCAATGATGGCGCAGGAACTAGAAGCAAGCGAGAACGGAGACACCAGTGACCATGAACGATCTAGTGAGTGCGATTTACTTTCTGAGAAAGATCAGCGTGGGGCAGATGGAGGTGGACAGGCTGGTACAAACTGTGGAAGCCTTAGAAGCAGAGATTGAAAAACGGAGGAAGAAAAAATGAGCGAGGACATGAAAGCTGAACTGCAGCATTGGCAGGCACGCACAGATGAGATGCAGGTTGCCATAGAGCGTTTGCGTGAGGACAGAGATGAGGCACGGAACAAGTTGCTTTTGACTGAGGCAACAAATCAGATGTTGATGGATGAGATCAAACAGCTGCGTTCCATGATTGAGCGTGTTCAGGTCGCTATGTCTCAGGGTCAAGAACTCTAAATGATTGAACTGCTTTGCCACAAATGCAATGGGACTGTTGCCCGTGACAAAGTTTATGTTGTCGGATGTTTATGTGATCCAGATAGCCCAACATGGATCGCTTTGCAGCCGAACGGGAAACTGATCACCATGAGCCACGCCGAATACACGATTAAGGAAACAGCATGACATTAGAAACAAAAACGCTCAACATTGATGATGTTTCTCCTCATCCACGAAATGTGCGACAAGGAGATATCGGGGTTATCAGTCAGTCTTTGCAGGCTCACGGGCAGTTCAAACCGATTGTTGTTGATCGCAGAACTATGAAAATCCTTGCAGGAAACCACACATGGAAAGCAGCTAAGTCGCTTGGTTGGGAACAGATTGATGTGTCGTTTGTTGATACGAAAAATGATCAAGATGCGCTGAGGATTCTGCTCGCAGATAACAGAACATCAGACATGGCTTCCTACAACGATGATGGGCTAGAGATTCTGTTGAAAGAACTTGCAGAGTCGGTAGATGGGCTGGACGGATCTTTGTTTGATGGTGATGATCTGGATGTGCTGATTTCAGATAACAAATACTTTGAGATCGGCAAAGGATCTACAGATGATTACGCTACGAGCGCATTTACTGGCACTATCGCTAAACGCTTCGGTATAGCCCCGTTCTCTGTTCTGGACTGTCGCAGAAGTTGGTGGCGTGAACGCAGAGATGTGTGGTTGAAGCTTGGCATCTCATCAGAGGTAGGCAGAAACGAAAACCTGCTTAAGTTCTCTGACACAATCCTTTCATCACAGGGCAGAAACGACAACCTGACTGTTCCGAACAGCGCAATCTACTTGAACTCTCCAGATTCCGACAAACCTCAGTACAACGGAACATCTGTCTTTGATCCTGTCATTTGTGAGCTGGCGTATCGCTGGTATTGCCCTGAAAACGGTTACATCCTTGATCCGTTCGCTGGAGGATCGGTGCGAGGAATCGTGGCATCACATCTAGGCATGAACTACAAGGGTGTTGAGCTGCGAGCAGAACAAGTTGAAGCGAACAAAGAGCAGCTAAAGAAAATAGGCAACGGTTCAGGATCATGCGAGTGGGTTAATGGCGATTCCCTGACTGTTGATCTCAACCAGTTCGGACAGAAGTTCAACCTGATGTTCTCATGCCCCCCGTATTTTGATCTTGAACAGTACTCTGATGATGAAGCAGATCTTTCTAACTTCAAAACCTATGACGAGTTCATGGTCGCATACGCAAAGATCATTGAGCGCAGCGCAGAAATGCTCGTTGATAACTCGTTCGCTGTTTGGGTTATCTCTGAAATCAGAGATGAAAAAGGCAACTACCGCAACTTTGTTGGCGATACCATCAACGCATTTGAAGCAGCAGGGCTGAGATATTACAGCGAATGCGTCTATGTGCAATCCAGTGGATCATGGGCGTTGCGAATCGGAAGGATGTTCGGTGCATCACGAAAGATCGCACGAATCCATCAGAACATTCTGATATTCGCTAAGGGCGATCCGTTCGCAACAACAGAAACATTAGGTGAAGGTGAATGGGGTTTTGAGAACGAGCCTCAGTGGTTGGAGGAAGCAAACAATGACGAATCTTGAATCGTGGCAACAGGGAATTGCTCTGGATCGCCTGAAAAACATCAGAAGCCTGTTCAACAGATATAAACCATACGCATTTGGCAGGTTCGGGATGCCAAACGAAGCAGAAATCGCACAGATGCTCACAGATGATGAAGCGTATGAACTGTTTGCTGAGGATGGAACAACAGTCGTTGCGTTCATGTCTGGCAAAACAGCGAAACGAAACAGCATCAAACAATGCTTCGGAGATGTAGAGCTATATGTGTCTAAGGATGACTTCCAGATCAAACATCTGACATTCAACAGCCTGATCCCAGACAGCACACTCAGCGAATGGCTGCAGCAAATAAAATCATCAACGATCTGGATTGAAACGCACGCTGAGGACAGCGAGAAACTACAGCAGCTAGAGAGAGTCGGATTCAAGCGTTTAGGATCAAAAGTATCTGCCTCATCAGAGCTGAAAACAATCCTGATCAAAACAGACAACCAGATAGTTCGCACAAACCATCCAATGTCGCTATCAGATAAAGCAACGCTAGAGAAGCTAACCCCAACATTTGTTGATGCAGAGATGCTGCAAGCGGTCAAGTCTGATCTGGAGAACTATGTTGCGAAATCACCGAATCATGGATGGGCAGACCATTACAGTTCCTACAACATCCGCAAATCATGGAGTGCAATCAGCCTCAAAGGTTTCACAAACGATCCTGAGTTCATCATTAAGCCAGCAGAGATGTCAAAGAAATGGAAAGAGGACAACGCTGCTCTGATGAACAACAAAGTCAGACCAACGGAAGCATGGGATTCGTTCCCGTCTGTTCATAGAATCCTGCAGCTATTGGGATGTGAGACACAGAGAGTTCGCCTGATGAGAGTTAGGGCATCAGATGGCGGGCTGTCTAGGCACGCAGATATAACAGACAAAGAGGCAGGCGCAACTATAGGAAAGATCGCACGCCTGCACATCCCGATCCAAACTAACCCTGAGACACGATTCATGGCGTGGCATCTAAACGGCACTCAGGTGCAAGAGCACCTAGATACAGGAAGCCTTTGGTATCTGGACACACGCAAACCTCACGCTGTATCAAATCAGAACGGGGCGCAGGATCGCATCCATCTAGTCATTGATGCTGTTGTCAATCAGCCTGTGCAGGACTGGATCTATGGAAAAGTCTCAGGGCTTCTATGAGCGTGGAGTACCGACCACAAGAGTTCCTAGTCACAAAGCATGACGGCTACTCTGCTGTAAGAGATGATCTGATTGATGGAGGCACAAAGGTTCGCTTCCTCCCCTATGTTGTCGGAGATGCAGAGCACATCGTCTTTGGCGCACCTTTCGCTGGAGGCGCACCAGTAGCTCTCTCTGTTATAGGCAGGGAGACAGGCAAACGGATATCCATATTCTATGCGTGGAGGAAAGAGCTACATCCCCGCATGAAGCGGGTGCAGAACAATGGAACAGACCTGCATCTCGTAGAACATGGATATATGAATGTTGTCCAGAAGCGAGCGAGAGACTATGCACAGCAGGCAGGCGCATTGTTCCTACCACTAGGGTTTGATACCAAGTCAGCAGTAGCCCCATTTCAATCTATGTTGGGAACATTCAGCAATGAGATTGGTCAGCCAGATGAGATCTGGTGCGCTGCAGGCTCAGGGATGCTCGCAAAGAATCTGTCTGTAGCGTTCCCTAACTCTGAGATCAAAGCGGTAGCTGTAGGGCTGCAATCAAGATGGGCGAAGCAAACCCTGCCCCCTAACTGCCAGATCCTAGAGCAGCCCCTACTATTCGCTAAGCCCCTGAAAGTGGAAGCCCCGTTCCCTATCTGCCATCACTACGAATCCAAAGCGTTCGCCATGATGCAGACAGCAATCAAAATGCAACCCAACAGATCACGCCTATTCTGGAATGTGCTCGGTTGGGAAGGCTGATGTGCCACTAAGCCAGCCCTGCCTGACCTGCAGATCCCTAACAACAAACGGCACACGCTGCCCCACATGCCAGACAGCATGGAACAGAGCGCATCCAAAGCCCTACAGAGCACACTACGCAGGCTCATACAAGCGCAGAGCAAAACAAGTGAGAGATACAGCCACACATTGTTGGATATGCGGAGAGGGAAACAGAGGAACAGCAGACCCGTTCACAGCTGACCACCTCATCCCATCAGACCCCAACTCCCCATTGGCTGCAGCCCACAGATCATGCAACTCCAGACGAGGAAACAAGCCCATCAACCCCAACTAGCCTCATCCCCTGCCAAGCCAAGCCAAAGCTCAACCCATCCCTCCCCCTCCCCCATATATGCACTTTTTCCTGTAACCCATACCCTGTCTCC